TTTTCTGGACATTATCATCATAACGAAGTCGTTACGAAAAATGAAATCAAGTTTATTATGAGTGGTTCATTTATTGGAACTGATAACTTTACAATTCAAAAAAGAATTGTTGCTCATCCTGAACAATTGATAACAATACTTGACAAAAACGGTGTTTGCTGTTATTATGATATTGACTTATTATGAGTACAAAAAATGAAGAAACACAAGTGCTCGTCAAACAAACAACAATAGATGTTGCAAAAAAAACATCTAAAAGATTTAATGGTATAAATACGCCAGAAATTAAAATGATAATTGACGAGACTTTTAATGTAATAAAAGAAATGATTCTTGATGGTGATTATGTTGTTATACAAGGATTAGGGGTTTTTTATACAGACTATCTTGATGAAGTTGACATAAAAGACCCAAGAAATAATGATATAATTCATTTTCAAAGAAGAAAAGTTCCACGCTTTTATTTTTCGAGAAATTTTAAAAAACAAATAAAAACATCTGAAAAGAAATAAAATTATGGGATTAATAGAAAAAAAGGAAAAAATAAAAAAAGAAAAATCTCAATCCATGAAATTGAATAAAAAGAAAATTATTCAATATATAGCAGATAAGACATATGATAGTGAGGATAAAATTGGTTACTATTTTGATTCTATTTTCTATGGCATATCTTTAGCTTTACAAGAAGGATACGAGATTCCTATCGCTGATTTTGGAAAGTTTTATACAAAAGAAAGATATATAAACAATCCAGCTCTCGGTTTTGTTGGTAATGTAAAGAAAATATTCTTTAAGCCAACTAAAAAATTAAAAAAACTTATAAACAATAACGAATAAAAAGAAAGAAAAAAAGGAGATGAACATTAGTCAACTCCTTTTTTATTTAAAAGAAAGGAGTGTTAGATGGCTAGGCCAAAAGGTATGGTCATTACAAAAAAAGAAAAAAGTAGTGACAATGCTGAAATGATTCAATCTGAAATAGACGCTCTTTCTCAAAAAATACAAGAAAAGGGTAATATAAAAGAAATTGATGAAAAAATAATTGTTTTTGCTTGCCCTCGATGCGGTGAAACATCTAAAAATAATTTCTACCCATCGTATAATAAAACAAATATAGTTTCAAAAAAAACTATTTATTGTAAAAAATGTATTGATGAAATATATAATGAATCGCTACAATCATTTAAAAATGATAAAATAGCTATCACAAATGTTTGTCAAATATTAAATATTCCTTTTGATGAACGAATATATAATTCATGTAAAGAACTTGAAGATGAAGAACCTGACAAATCATTAATAAAAACGTATTTTGAAAAAATTTCTGTATATAAATCTATTTATGATATTGGTGATTCATATGCGGATGGTGATACATTTTTTATAAAAGATAGCATTATTTCTAATGATGAATATAGTCAATATAAAGATAATATTGATAAACAACAAGAATATTTGCAACAAATAAAAAAAACTGATGAAACAGCAAAAAGAAACAAAGAAGACGTTATAAGAATTGTCGGAGCAGACCCTTTTGGAAATTATCCTCCTGAAGATGCTTCTGAATTATATGCTTCTTTATTAGATTTCTTAGATGAAGATGTTGATCCACCGAGATTTTTATTAAACATATATATAGAAATTATAAAGAATTTCTATTTATTAGATAAGATTAATGAAGAAATGCTTATTCAAACATCTGATTCTGAAAATTTATTTGCTAATGCAAAACAAATTAAAACTTTGAATGACACGAAAACCAACATCCAAAATACTATTAACAAAATTGCTGCTGATAATCAAATTAGTTTAAAAACTGCTAAAGATAAAGGTGATAAAAGCAAAAAATTTACATACATTATAAGAAAATTAATGGAATATGATGATTTAGATGATGTAAAATCAAATGTTTTTGATATAAAAACATCAAAAGCAATGGCTGAAGTTGAAAAACAAAGTTTTGGCAACATGATTTCACAACTTAATATTGAAGAAAATGATTACATCAACGTTCTCGCAAATCAAAGAGATAGGATTGCTGAACTTGAAAGCGAATTATTAAAAACAAAAGAAAAAAATCGTGCCAAAACAAAACGAATAAATAAACTTGAAGAACGCTTAAAAAATTTGAGTGAAAAAAATGAAGAATAATATTATTGAATCTAAATCATTTTACGGCTTATCACAAAGAAAACAAGACCATTATGAGCAATATATTAAACTTTTAAAATGGGGTAGAAAATATCCGATACGTTTTATAGAAACATTTTTTAATGTTGAATTATTAGACTACCAGAAGTATTTGATTTCAAAAACATGGATTGCTGATAATTCATTATGGTTAATGTGTCGTAATGGTTCAAAAACAACTTGTTTGTCTTTTTACACTTTAGCAAGATGTGTATTATTTCCAGATACAGAAGCATGGCTTATATCAAGAACTGGTTCACAATCCAAAGAATTATACGGCAAAATGGAAAAGATGGCAAAAAAGAATCTTCCTTCATTTCCTAATTTGAGTGATTTTATTCTTGATGAAAGTGAAAAAATTCTTCATGATGAGCAATCTTTTGAATGGACGTTTCCGAATGGAAGCTCTATACATACATTAAATGGTATTCCAGATAATGCTCGTGGTCATCGTTCTACGTTGAACATTTATGATGAAAGTGCGTTTATCACCGAAGAGCTTTTTAAAGCAACAGAACCATTTTTGTTACAAGATTCAACATTTGTTACTGGTGTAAATCTTGAAGAAAGACCAGACCCACCGGGTAATCAAAGAATATTTGCTAGTTCTGCTGGTGATGTAGATAGCTACTTTTATTCACAATATCGAGACTATTTTCTTAGAATGATGGGTGGAGATAGTAGATATTTCGTTGCTAATATTGACGCAGATATGTTATTCGAGGCCACGATGAATGGTAAAACATATCCTGTTTCACTAATTAAAAGAGAAGATGTCAAAAGAGATTTGCAAAAAGAACCAGCAAAAGCGAATAGAGAGTATTATAATAAGTTTGATTCCGATGGGGGGATAAATCAAGTATTTAGAAGGTCTTTATTAATAAAAAATTCAGAACAACGTGCACCTGTTCTTTTCAACAAAGATGGAGATAAACGTTTTATTCTTGCTTATGACCCTGCAAGAACATATGACAACAGCATTGTGGCCATTGCAGAAATAAAAGGACATCCTAACGGTGGTTACAAAGCAGAAATATGTAATTGCATATCTCTTATTGATACTAGAGTAAAAAAGAAAAAGCCAGAAACCACGCCAGACCAAGTACAAGCTATAAAAAAAATGTTGCTAGATTATAATGGTTGGAATATACCTGATTATGAAAATATAGATAGTTTGTGCGTTGATTGAGATTATTTAAATATAATTCACAGTCCGTTTATATGGTAACATATAAAATGAATCTCTCGAACTGCTGGAAAGCCTTAAGAGCCTATTTGACTACAACGTAGTTATGAAATAAGGACAAGCGTGAATGTTTGAAAACAAATAGGATTAGGTAATCAGCATCTAAGACTCGAATAGAGTAAAGTTCAACGACTAATGCGGGAGACAACCATCGAATGATGGCTGATGATATAGTCTAGACTTATATGAAAGTATAAGATAATTTATGGAAAATAAAACAATGATAGGACAGAGGAGTAATTAACCTTTTCTTGTTTTTGTAACCTTTCTAAGATAACTATCATTGTTTTATTAAATTTTATGAAAGGTTCTATTAAAAATGAAACTTAAAACCACTATAGAAGAATTAGAAAAAGAAGTTCAAAAAAGATATCCTTATTTAAAAGGAATTTGTGTATTTAGAAAAAATAATGCAACTTATGGACGTTTTTATGACCCAGATAAAGAATCTGGAAAAGGTTCATATGAACAACCTTATGAATGGAAAAAGGGTCATATTTTTGATGGGCATTATACAGCCGAAGACCATTCATGGAATAAAGAACGAGCTGATAAAATTGTTTTAAAAAAATATCCACATCTAAAATATTGTGGACAATATTTAAATAGTCATGGTGATGCTATTATGCAATATTATGATGAAAATATTGAAGATGATGAAAAAGGTTCTTTAAGCAATCCATATACTTTTCAAGCAAAACATCTCTTAGATGGATATTTTACTATTGGTGAAAAAATATGGACACAAAAAAGATTTGATTCTTATATTCATAAATTTTTTCCAAATTTTCGTTTTATAAAAGTTGAACATATAAAAAGAAATTGTGCCAATAAAGATGGAAAAATTAGAACAGATTCTTATGGTGTTTATTATAATCCAAATAAAAAAGAAGGATACGGTTCATTAAATAATCCTTATTATTTTGATACTGATATTTTAAGTAAAGGTGGATATTCCTTAAAAGAAAAAAGAATTGGCGAAGTAATATGCGAAGAAATGATAAATAGCTTTACAACTAATTATGCTCATGATAAAGGAGAAATGAAAGGAACTAAATTACGTCCAGATTTTACATTATATGATTATGATACCTATATAGAAGTAAATGGTGCTCATCATTATATAGACAATATTTTTGAAGCAGATACTTTAAAAGAAAAACAAAATCGAGATAATCGAAAAATAGAATTTGCAAAAAATAATAACTGGAATATTATTTTTTTACCAAATCCGTATGATGCAAATGTCCCAAAAGACGAAAAAATACAAGCATATTTATCTAATAATAAAGGATTAGAAGTTTTAGAAAAATTAAAAAATAGTGGTTACAATGGATGGTTTGATAAATTTGATATTTCTATAAATTAAATTACGAGTGGTCCGGGTGGAGGAGGCATGATAATAGCAGACCTCTTTATGGAAAATTGGATAGGGGAAGATGGAATAGAACATAAAGGTCTTATTGACCCTCAAATTAGTAGTGATTATGTTTCTCGATTTCCACAAGCAGTTCATAAATTAAGACTTATTGAGCCTACTAAGATGAAACGAATTGCTTTTGATAATCTAAGAGAACTCCTTGCTCAAGGTAGAATTACTTTTACTGAAGAATTTAAGAAAGGGGATTCCACTATTACAGTAGTAGAAAAGACTCCAAAAGGAAAAGATAAGACAATAGAGAGAACGGTTTCAACTGAAGAGGCATTAGCTCTTATTAATATTGAGTTGATGAAAGGTGAGTTGGTTAATATATATCGTAAAGATACGACAAATGGATATACATATGATCTAAACCCTGATTTAAAAGGAAGAAATTTTGATGATAGAGCATACGTTTGTGCTTTAATAGCATTAAGATTATCTGAAATAAATAGGGCAAAATTAAATAAAAGTTCAAATAATTTTAATTATGCAAACTTCATTTATGGAACTTCCAATGGCTCGAAAAAAACAAATATTTTTGGGAGTTCATTTAATGGATTTTAATGATATTTTGTAAAGAAAGGAGGGTAAAAAATTGAAAAAATCTTCCGAAAAAAAAGAAAACACTCAAAATAAAGATGAAGGAATAACTTTAAGTGAATCGCAAAAACAATGGGCAAAATTATTTTCTCAAATAAAGCAATATCGCCCCGATGAAAATTTTCAGCAAAGATATTTAAAAACATATCCATTCAATATAAATGGTATGAGTGAGGCATTTATTGGAAATGCTATTATGATGAACGAGAGGCTGAAAAAATTAAACACTTTTCCAGCTAAATATGATAAAGCAAAAATACAAGAAATGTTAGCAAATCCTCAAAATTATGAGATGGATTTACGCGCTTTATCTCGTTATGTCTATAATACGCTTACACCAATATATAAACAAGTAAATTTATATGCGGATATATTAACCTATAGAACTTATGTCAATATATCAGAGATTAAAAGTCAATCTAAACTTATTAAGGAATATAATCGAATTTCTAATTTTTTAAGAAATTTTGACCCTGAAAGAACATTTAGAAAAACAACATTATGTACTGTATTAGATGGAAAGTCTTTCTGGTATTTAAGGACAGATAGAGGAGAAGATAACATTTGTTTACAGCAATTGCCATCCGATTATGTAAAAATAACAGGGATAACAAACAGAGGATTTCAAATTGCTTTTAATATGGTTTATTTCCTTGATCCTGCAAATAGTGTTCTTTTTTTCCCTCCCGAATTTAAGGAATATTTAAATAAGTTTTATGGATATTATAATAAAAATACGAAAGTATTTGATTTAGATAAATTTGAAAAAGCTGGAATAAAAGATGTTATTGCTTTTCAAGAACAATCTTCTTTATATTTTTGGCAATTCCTTGATATTGATAAATCATTTGTTTTCAGTATAGATGAAAGTACATTTAATACTGCACCAGCTTTAATGGCAAGTTTTGGTTCTGCTATTGAATTAGATAAATACAGAGCACTTGAACAAGAATTATTGAGTTTGCCACTACAAGCATTACTCACTTCTGAAATAGAAATAAGTGATAAAAATCTCTCAGGTATATATAGCGATGATTGGAACTATTTATTTATTATAAATAGCACACAGTCCCTTTATGTAGAAATACATAATTGAACCTTCTGAACTGCTGGAAAACCCTTAGAGCCTATTTAACCACAACATAAAGATGAAATATGCTTAAGTGTGATGGTTTGAAAATAAATAGGATTGGGCAATCAGCATCTAAGTTCCGAATAGGAAAAAGTTCAACGACTATCCCGACAGGGAGTAGGGTAAAGTTACCCGAAGCGGAAGGAATCCTAACTCTTAAGAGAAGGATTATGATATAGTCTGCTCTTATATGAAAATATAAGGATAAATATTATTCTTTTGAAATTGTTATAAAAAATAATATTTAAATATATAGGACTGCTATTACGCCTGACATGGTTGCGTTATTTACTGAATTATTGCAACAAAAAATGCCACAAACCGTATCAGCAATTGCGGCACCTTTTAAAAATTTCAAATTACATGAATTTGAACATGTTGATACAAAAGATTCTGTTTTAGGTGACGCTTTAAAAAATTACTATATTCAGAGTGGTGTAAATTCATTAATTTCAACAAGTGATAAACCAACTCTTAGTCAAACAAGAGCTTCTGAAAAGATTGAGGCACGCTATATAGATAAATTATATAGTCAATATCAATCTTGTTTAAATAGTATTGTAAAAACATTTAAACTAAAGAATGAATTTTCTATTCATATTGAAGGAGATGTTTTTTCAGATGATTCTGAATATACTAAAGTGAAAGAAGCTGTTCAAAATGGTCAAACAGACCTTATTCCAAAACAACAGAGTTTCTTTTCTTCTCATATTGATGAAGCATTAGCAACTAGGCAGTTTATGGAAAAATGTGATTATCAAGGAAGTTTGGCTCAAAAAAGTATTTCAATGCAACAAAAACAGAGCACAGGAAATCCTGTTGGAAGACCTCCTGCTAATGTTGATGAAGTTACTTCAGAAAACACAGCAATATCTATCGAACAAGGAACAAATACAACAGAAGGTAGAGAAGTTACAACAACTTCTGAAACTACGACAAACACAGAACAAAATTTTGCTAAATTATTCGCACAAATGAGCGAAGATGAAATTGAAAATATAAAGGATTTTCTAAATGAAAACTATTAATTTGAAACAATTATTTTGCAAACATGAAGATATTGTTTGGGGTAAAGTTAAGACAATGAGTTATCCCGAAGTTTATCGTGGTGTTTGTAAAAAATGTGGTAAAAAATGTAGTAAAATTGGAAAAGACGGAGAAATTATGTGGGAATAAGAATATGATTGAAGATAAAATAACAAAAATGAGTTTAATTGATAATGACCTCGGTAAACTGATGAATGTTGTTTCGCAGAAACTTTTTAAAGCAAATGCGGTGATGGATTGTATATCATCTCGATTAGATACAGTTTTTGCCATGCCTAAAGCATCTGAAATTTTACATCACAGAATAGCTCATAAATTTCCTCTTCTTGCCGATATTATTACAGAATATTTAGGAAAAAGGAATTATGCTGTATATTATGGTGCAATTCCTCAAATTGATTATAGGTATGACAAACCATCTGAGTATTTTTGGGAATTTGTTAATATAATGGGAGAAATTAGAGATGATATTAATATTGCTATTGAAATGGCAAACAACATAAAAGATTTTTCTGCATCTGATATGCTTTCTTCCTTTTTATCAGAATATGTTGACTTATATACAAAGCAATCTTTTATCTTTTATTATCAGTCATTACAAGAAGAAGAACATGGCAATTTATCATCCTTTAATTCACATTTTGAAAACTTAATGATAATAGAATAATAAAGGTTGAAAAAATGATAAGCGAGGAATGGTATTTATCCAAACAAATTAACAGATATTTAAATGAAAATTTATACTTAATCAAATCAATAAAAGAAACAAAAAGGAGACAAAAAATGAAAGGCAGTTTTTATCATGACACAATCGAAGGGCCGGGAAAAATAAAGGCATATTTTATTGCAGCGGAAAAGGAAGATGTTTCTGTTACATCACCACTTGATGAAGTTGGTCAAATCGTTTTAAGCAATGATGAACTCTATGTTTATACAAAAGATTTAGAATATAAGAAAATTGCACTTGCCTCCTAATTTATAAATATATTATGAAAAAAAGGATTTTATGAACAACAAAAGTATATTAATAGCGATTCCTAATATTGGAACTGTTTCTACAAATTTTATGTCTCAAATGCTAGGTATGAATTATGGTAAATATAGTATTGGTTATAGATTTATAAAATCTAATTTATTATATCTGTCAAGAGATAAGTTGGCTTCCTCGGCTATAAAAGATAATTTTGATTATATATTGTTTCTTGATACTGACCAACAAATACCAAATGACACCATATTAAGAATGGCAAAACATCTTGAAAATGGTGAAGATATTGTTACGACATTGATATTCACAAAAGAAAAACCGTATAATCCATGTATTTATTCAGAATCAAAAATTTTAGAAACAGGACAATTGAGTTTAAAATATTATCCAGTATCTGAAATACCATCAGAACCTTTCTATGTTGAAAATTGCGGTTCTGGGTGTGTTATGCTGAAAACTGAAATATTTAAAAAAATTCCTCAACCTTGGTTCCATCCATATATTTATTCAGGAGAAGATGTTACATTTTTTCATGTTGCATCTCACAATTATGGATATAAAATTTTATGTGACCCAACAATAGATGTTGGTCATTGGGGAATTGAAAATATAAATAGAACAACAAGGACTCTTTATGATGAAGAAGTTATTAGAATGAAAAGAGGAAACGTTTTATGAAAAAAATTCTTATAACTGCTCCTGTTCATCAAAGCGAAGATATTTTTAAAGAATATTTATGGTCTTTAAATAGACTGATTATTCCAGAAGATGTTGAAGTAAAAAAGTTCTTTTATTTGCATAATTGTGAAGAATTAAAAGAATTTTTAAATGAAGATGAATATCTTATACTAAATGACAATTCATTTTTTCAAGTAACAGAAAAAACACATATGTGGAAAAACGAAAATTTTTCTGCTGTTGCAAAAATGAGAACAATGGCTCTTGAAAAAGCAAGGGCTGAAAATTTTGATTACATTTTTTCTGTTGATTCAGATGTCTTACTCAATCCAATGACTTTAAAATTATTGATAAATGATAATAAAGACATAGTTGGAAATATATATTGGACTGATTTTGATGGAAAAAGTTTGCTTTTACCAAATTGTTATGACTATGAAAATTGCCAGTTCAATTCACAAAAAGGTGGCGTTGATAGACTAAAAATAATGGGTGTATATAATATTGGTGTGGTTGGTGCTTGCACTCTTATAGGAAAAAGAGTTATCCAAAATCCTTATATTAATTATTTTCCAATAGAAAATATAAGTTCAACAAAATGGGAAGATCAAGCATTTATCACAAGAGCAAGATGTTTAATTCCTGATATAAGTGTTTGTATTGACACAAGATTTCCTGCTCGTCATTTATATAGAAAATCTGAATATGAATTATGGATGAAAGATAAAGAAGAGTATTATGGAAAACAATAATCCAAAGATAATTGTTGGAAGCCTTGTTTACAATGAAGAGCATAGGTTTTTAAAAGAATATCTTTCTAATATAAAAAAATATGCAGATGAAATAGTATTAATAGATGATGGTTCAACAGATAATTCTTTAAAAATATGTAAAGAGTTCACAAAAAATATATTTGTTTCTGATAGATTGTTCATAGAGAATGAGGTAGAAATAAGAAATGCCTTATGGATGCGGTGCGTTGAATTATGTAATGATGGAGATTTTATCATTATACAAGATTGTGACGAATTTCTACATGAAGATTCTATATTACATTTAAAAGAAGAAATAGAAAAATGCCTAATGTTCAATGGTGATGCCATTGCGTGGAAACTATATGACATGTGGAACGAAACTCAATACAGGGAAGATATGTATTGGACTGCCCACAAAAGATGGTGGACACACATGGTGAGATATAATAGTAGAATAAATTATATGTGGAAAGATACGAAACTTCATTGTGGTAGAATTCCTATTAATTCTTACTATAATGCATTTCCATCAAATTTACAAGTTTTACATATGGGATATTCTCGGAAAGATTTAAGAAAAGAAAAATATGATTTTTATATGACTGTAGATGGAAATGGTAAAAATGGAATTTTATCTCAATATAATTCTATTTTAGATTTAAACCCAAGATTATTAAATTTTAAAAGTAATTATATAAAAAAGGAGGAAAAAACTTGAAAATTGTAAACATGCCTATTAAAAATTTTTCCTCCTCAAGAGAAGAAAATGATTCCGATTTTTTGAAAGTTACCATTATGGCTATTGCAGAAGGTAAAAATAAAAATCATTCTATTTTCACTCTCGAAGGGATGAAGACTAATAAAGATTCTTTTATAAATAAACCAATACTTTGTGCTTTTCCTAATCAACAAATAGGAGATAATCATAATTTCGATATTGTTGTTGACCCAGAAACAGGAGAACCGTATCAAAGTTTTCTTGATAAAAAATCTGAAAGACCAGTTGGAATGATTCCAGAAAGTTCTAATATTAGAATTGAAAACATAGATGGGAAAAATTGGATAGTTCTTGATGGTTACATTTGGAAAAAATATAATTATGAATTAGTTAAAGATATATTAAAAAAATCAAATGGATGGTCAGTTCGGAGCAATAAGAATATCTCCGTGGAAATCATAGTAGATGATGAAACAACACAAATGTCTGATGATGGTTATGAGGTATTTAGTAACTGGACAGGTAATGGTATTACTATTCTTGCAGACCATGTTGACCCAGCTATAGAAGGTGCAAATATTAGTTTAGATATAAAAGAAAAGAATTTTAGTAAAACAAATTATGATGAATACAAAAAAGGTTTTATGAAAGATTTTTCTCTATTTTCTAAAAAAGAAAAATATGGTACAGGTAAATCTTTAAAAGTTGATAAAAGTAAAAATTCTGCTTCTAATGATGACTGGGGGAGTGTTGATAAAACAAAACTTAGAAATGATGTTTTAGAAGCAAAAAATTATAAAACAATTGTAAAAGATGTTTATCTGAAAGTTGAAGATGGATGGGAAGATGCCCCTTCGGAGCATTTGAAATATCCTGTAATGCAAATTAAGGACAATACATTGGTTTATAATCTAAATGCTTTATCAAGTGCGTTGGGTTATGCTAAAAAAGAAAATGAAAATGAAGTTATAAAAAAAGTCGAATCTATTCGCAAAAAAATGGGAATTGATGAAGACAAAAAGAAGAATTTTGAAGAAAGGAGAAATGTTATGAATTTTTCAAAACTTTTTGAAAATAATGATGAATATATTTTTATTGAAGAAATGAATGAAAATAAAGTTCTCGTTTTTTCTCAATCAGAAAAAATCTTTAAGGCAATTCCTTATAAAGAAAGCGAAGATTCAAATGTTATTCTTATGACAGAAGAAGCAAAAGAATGTTCTTTGTTTGTTACTGAAAAAGAAAAAATTGTAGAACAAGATAAAGAAGAAGAAAATATGTCTTCTGATGAAAATGAAAAAATCGTTGATCAAGATAAAAAAGAGGAAGGCAAATTTGCTTGCGAAAAAGAATTGGCCGAGGCTTTCGCTAAAATGATGGCTGACAAAACAGAAGAAGAAAAAATCGTTGATCAAGATAAAAAAGATGAAGATATTGATGATGAAGATGATGATGAAGATCACGATGAAGAATATTCAAAATTAAAAGAAGAATGTTGCGCTCTTAAAGAAGAAAAAGAATGCATGAGTGCTAAAATTACATCTCTTAGCGAAGAATTAGAATCTTGTAAAGCAGAATGTGAAGAAAAAACAAAAGCTCTTTCTGAAGCAGAAGAAAAACTTAGTGTTTATGCTGAAAAGGAAAAAGAACAAATGTATTCTGATATGAAAAATGAATTAAAAGAATACGCAAAAACAAATCACATGTCTGAAGAAGATTTTAAAGAAGCTGAAGAAAAATGTAAAGAATTTTCATCCACGGATGAATTTATGAAATTTGTTGTATTTTCTCAATATACAAAAAACAAGAAAAATAACACTAATGATTTTGTTAATATGGGTGGTGCTAATTTAGGACAACATCAGTCTCCATCAAGTGAAAATGTTTGGGAAAAATTAGCAAAAATTTAAAAAAATAAAAAGGAGTTCAAATAATTATGGCATTAGAATATACTCACAATATGTTTGTCTCTCGTAAGATGGAAGCTGATTATGTTGGTACTGATCTTGCGACTGTAAGTTTTTCTACTGAAAAAGACAACGGCTCTCTCTGTGTGTTAGGTGAAGCTGTTTCATCTGCTGTTTTCAATCAGGTTCTTGATATGAACCATTATAATGGTGAAAATCCCACATCAGTGTCAACTGATTCTGTTTATGTTGTGGATGATCCCGGTGTTTTTGAATGTTCTGGTCTGCGTGTGGATATTGTTGACCCTCGTGCTTTCTCTGTCTCTGCTGGTACTCCTGCTCGTGCAAAGAGACTTGTTGCTGGTGATGAAGGCTGGTGGAGCACTGGTTGTTTTGCAACTACTGGTGTTACTGTTGGCTCTAGTTACGTAGCACCTGAAGCAAATAGCAACAAATGGGCGGTTTCTGCTACTCTTCCTGCAACTCGTGTGTATGGTAAAGTTGTTGCTGCTGAAAATGTTTCTGTTGGTAACAACATTGTTCCCGGTTATCGTGTCCGCATTCTTAAAGACTAATTTTTTTGGAAAGGAGAAAAAAATAAACTATGGCTACTAAATATTTTTCTTTATCTAATCTTTCCAATGGTATGAAAGAACAGGAAAAAACTCTTGCGCAAGCTCTCGCCCAGCTTGGCCTGTATAAGCTTTATAGTTCCATTGGTAAAACTAATACTATTGAGGCTTTTGCTAATTTTGATTATGAACAAAAAAATGAACTTACCCTCAATAGTCTGATGAAATACTGTGCTGAATATGCTGGTATCGGTTCTGATGTTGAATCTCTCAAAAGCCCTGCTACTCGCCGTGATAAAGATTTCTCTAAGAAATTCTTTGGTATTCTTCAGGTTGCGACTGCTCCTGTAATTGCAGAAGTTGTCAATCAGGCTTTTGACCATATCGCAGAAGTTCGTAATGCTGGTTGGGGTGATTCCTTCCTGTTCCGTATCGGCTCTCCCGCTCTGTTTCAAGTAAATCTTCTTGCTCGTGGTATTAATCGCGGTGCCGCACAGCGCATCTACGATGAAAATCTTACCCTTATTCCTACCAATCGTGAAGTAACTGTTTCTATGGATTGGTATCAGATTGCTGCTGGTCGTTACGATATGGGTGATTATCTTTTCCGTGTCGGTCGTTCCTTCGCTGCTGATATGTCTCAGATGGCTTACAATGGTCTCGATGCCACTTTTGCCAATCTCCCCAATCCTCTGAAATATAGTGGTGCATTTGACACTGAAACTCTTGACACTATGGTTCAACGTTTACAGGCTCTGAATGGACAGGCTATCTACGGTTTTGGTTCTCTTGGTGCGCTTTCCAAGGTTTTACCTGCAAACGACTGGCTGAAAATTCCTCTTGCTGAAGAATGGGATACGATGGGTTAACTAACAAATAGCTCAGCTTACACAGAAATGTGTTTGAAAAATAAATCTATCTAACTGCTGGAAAATCCTAAAGCTATAACAACTACAACATAAAGATGAAATATGCTTAAGTGTGAATGTTACGAAAGTAGAAAAAATGTTATAGATTAATATATGGTGCAAACCTAAGTATTAGAAAAATGGATAATCAGCAACTAAGCTCCGAATAGGAGAAAGCTCAACGACTATCCCGACAGGGAGTAGGGGTCAAGCGACCTCGAAATGGTAGACACCTAAAAAGGTGAAGATATAGTCTGGACACTATAGAAATATAGTGAGATGTTTAATACATCTTGGATAGTTTAGCGAACTATAAAATAGACAATTAACAATCTATTATGGGTAGTAGATTGTTATCCAAAACGCTTCGTATGTTGGTCAATATCGCCGCATTCGCTTCATGCTCCTCGAACAGAACATGATTCCTTCCACTATTGGTACTTCTATGGACTTTGGTATTAGCCAGAATCGTATCTATCTCCTGCCTATGTCCGCTGAAAAACCGATGAAGGTTGGTATTGAAGGAAATACTATGGTTTATGAAACTGATGCAGAAACTTCTGCTGATAATACCATTTTCGTAACTACTCAGATGAGCTACGGTGCTGTTCTTGCTACCGCTAATCGCTATGGTATTTACGAAATTTCTGCTTAATTTTTAATATGATTTTTATTAGATGTGTCTCTAAATTAGAGACACATCTATATTTATGAAAAAAAGGAAATACAATGAAAAAAAAAGAATCTATTGATGAAGTTTATAATAATGAAGTAAATGAAAATCAAGAAATTGAAAATTTTAAAAATCAAATTGACGAACTGCAAAAACAAATAGAGTATTTGAAGAATTTAGTGCAAACACAACAGGGTGCTATTATTAATCAACAACAACAACAATATCAACAAGCAAACAAAGAATACATTGTTATTAGTATGTTTGATGGCGTTCTTGGTTTGAAGACACGTCCTGAACAAACAGGGCCAGCACTTAAACTTCATTTTAAAGAAACTTATACAATTAGAAATGAATCTGAATTACAAGATTTTTATCTTGCAAATAGAAGTGCGTTTATAAATAAGTATTTGTTATTTGAAAGTCCTATTGCAGCTGATGTTTTACATATTCAAGATGTAAAAAACGCTCTTGATTTAGCAACTTATGATAATTTAGGAAATTTATCTTTAGAAGCATTAGAAAGAGTTTATAAAAGTTGTAAGTCATGGCAAAAAGAATTGATTCTTGATAAATTCATTACAGAATCAGCAAAAGGAAATTCTAATTATTATAATACTGAAAAATTAGCTTTGTTAGAAAAAATGAGAAATGAAGAAATTCCTACAATTGTCTGGAATAATAAAAAAAATCAAGAAGAACAATCATATTTTTATAACATCAACGATAAAATAACAAAAACAAGAGAATCTTTATCATCTAAATAACAATTAAAAGAAAGGAGATAATTTGGGAACTTCGTTTACAAAAATATACGAAAGAACATTGTCTCAATATATTGATGACTTTGCTTTAAAAAAATATAATGGTTCTATCATTGCAATGAATCAGGATTTACAATCTTATCTTCTTTCGGCGATTCCAGAATTTAATACACCTATATCAATAATTGGAAAAATACAAGATTATAGTGAAGCAGAAGGGAAAACAGAAGAATTTACTGGTGATGGTGTTACTACATCATTTGTTCTTTCCACGGAACCAATTGAAAATTCCATAATAGAAGTAACTATAGATTCTATTGTGGTGACAGATGGATATGAATATGATGAAGAAACAAAAACAATCTCATTTGATGTTGCACCCGAAGAAAATGTTGAAATACTAATATCTTGGTATTTTTCTGGTGAGTTTACAAATGATTTAAATTTGATAGAACAAAATATTTTATCAGATTTAATGGTTTGGAAATGGCTCCTTAGAGAAAGAGATAATATTGCTGACATAAGAAGGCTTCTAAGAGATACAGACTATTCGTTGTGGAGTGAAGATAAAACGATGACCTCAAAAGCGAAACTCGCTGATATAGCAAGAGAAAAGGCATCTAAATCAATGAAACAATACGCTTGGTCTATTTATAATAAAAACATGAATCAAACATTTGGTTTGCCCAATTATGCGAGTATAAAATAGAGGTTTTATGAAGGACAAAATTGGGAATATCAAAGATGAAGCACTTATAGAATATTATAAAATGTTAATTGGTAGAGTTTATAAACTTATGCCAATGAAAGAAAATAATACAAATAAAAATAATTGGAAAAAAGAAAAAGATAAACTTGTTTTAGAACTTCATTCAGGTGAAAAATTGTTTAATGATTCTGGATTATATGTAGAAATTATTTATAAACTTCAATGCCTTGATGAATTAGAACATGTTCCATTTGATAAAAATTCTCCATTTAAAAAATGTATTGTTGAAACTATAGATGTCATCAAACAGCTATTGAAAAAGTTTGAGGAAAATTATGGGAAAGATAACCACAATTAATTCACAAACTAATTATAGGAATAATCTAAAAGTTGTACCTTTTGAAAAAACAATTTTAAACAATTATTTTAGTAAAATTGACCAAGTTTGGGAATATGCACCAGATGTTGAAATGGTTGAAATACAGAAAGAATTTGGGTCTGATGAATATTATCCTTATCAAATGAGAGTTGAAAGAGTTTTTAATGCAAAAACTCAAGATACTCGTAGTGATGATTGGAAAGAATTTCTGTCACCCGAACCAGACTTTGATTTACCCTATGGTTTATATTTAAGATGGAAAAATAATTATTGGATTGTATATAATAAAGAAAATCTTGATTATCCAACAAGAGGCGTAATATGTCGAAGATGTATTACTACATTTAATTGGGTTGATGAATGGGGAAACTTGAGAATATATCCTGTTGTTATTGGTAAACCAAAAGAAGCATCCGACTATGTAAACGTTCAGTTTACTAATCCCGGTGGCTTTAATGTGTTTTATATGCAACTTGACGAGCATAGTAAATATATACGTCCTAATGATATATTCATGATTGGAAATACTGGTTATTGGTCAAGCTATAAAGTTCAAGGTGGTGGTGTTGCAAATTATCTAAGAGAAGAAACTTTAAATTCCACCGAAACTGGTTTATTATCGTTAATTTGTTACATTTACGAAGGAAATGATGACACAGACAATCTTGAAATCGGTGTTTCTCAATATTATGAAAAAATTTTTACAATGGAATTAGACCAATATAATATAGAACAATATTCTGGATTTTCTATTGTTATACATCCAACGATTAAGAGAGGAATTGCAATAAAAAATGATGTAGCATTAATTTGGCAATCCGCTGATGAAAATGTCGCAACTGTTGATGGAGATGGGTTGATAACATTAATTAATAAAGGTGAAACGGATATAACATGTACTATGGAAAAAAATTCTTCTGTTTCACAAATCGTCCATATTATTAATCTTGGTCAAAAAGAAGAAGGACAAGATCAACCAGATGAACAATATGAAGCAAGAGTTTATCCTAATATCACAGAGATAAAACAAGGAACTTCTGAAACATATAATATTGAATATTATGTAAATGATAGTTTAAGTGTACCTCAAGATATTAAGATTGAATTAGATAGAAATGGTGTTCCAAAGAAGAATTTTACTTTTAAAACATCAAATAATAGTTTTACTATTACAAATAAATTAAAATATTTTGATTCTCCATTAAAAGTAAATATATATGTTGATAATATAACATTAAGTAAAGAATATTGGTTGGTTGGTGCATTATGAAATTAGATGAAGTAAATAATTATACTATAAATATCTTTCAGCAAATGCCAAATATTCCTCAAAATTGTTGCTATAAACTTATTAATGAGAATGAGATTGTTTGGAAACTTTTAAAATACAATACCAACGATGCATGGAAAATGCCAAATTTAACAAAAGAAGAAAAAATGGCATTAATATATCCCGGCACACCAGAATATGAAGAAGATTATAATGTCTACTTTGATACGGCGCAAGATGATGTTTACACCAAAGTAATGACAATGTTAAGAATTGTTGTGTATGAAGTAATACCAGACAATAGTGTTTATGGTGACATTTTAATGGGATTTGAAATTTTTTCTCACTATAAAACAAATACCATGTCTAATGGAACAACAAAAGTAGATGTTATAACTCAACAACTAATACAGGTTTTTAATGGACAATTTGTTGAAGGTGTTGGAACAATGATTTTTAATAAACAAAGGTCTGCGAGATGCAGAGCTTTTGAATCTGGTTTGAAACCTTATAAAGGAAAAATATTACTCTTTGCAAATAATTGTTTGAGTTAATATGAAAAATTTTGAATACAACGAAGCATTAGATTTTGAAAAACTTCCACAGGAATATAAAGGAATAAATTTCTATCCTTTGCTTATTTCAGAAGAAAACATCTTTAAAAAAGTGATGGAAACTATAGGAATACCTAAAAGATATATTAAAACAGAACCAATAATAATGAAAATGTCTTATTTAAAATTTCTATGCTTTATTCTGAAAAAAAAAGATGATATGATAGATATATTATCATATATTACAAAAACAGAAACAGAAAAAATTAAATTTGAAATATCGTTAAGAAAAGGCGCAAATGAAAATGATTTACGTTTTGAAGACATGAATATTTCTATATTTATAGATAATATTTCTTTTAATGAATATGATTTTGATATAATAAGAGAAATTATTTTACGACAAAATTATTATAGTACAGAATATATAGAAGAGTATGACCCTGAACTTGAAGAATTGTTAGAAATAAAGCAAAGAACTTTAGGTAAAGACAGTAGTTTTACTGATAAAAAATTTATTCTTTGTTCCTTGTTGAATAAACTACCAGAGGAGATAGCTAGTCTTTCATATTATCAATTCTATAAATTATATTATGTATCAACTATGAAAGTAAACACAGAAATATATCAAGGCTGGATATCTTCCGGTTTTATCTCCCTTGATAAAGGGAAAAATTTTACTACATATCTTGATCCCACACCTGATAGATCAGGAAGATATGATAGTATTAAAATGTCTAAAGAGGATTTTTTCAATAAGGTTGGAATGAGACCATCTTAAAATCCTATTAGCAATTAAAAGAACAAATTAATTAGAAAGGAAAATACATATGGAAAATTTTGTTGTTTCCGTTGCTCGTGCTATTTTGTTTGAACCGTCTACTAATGAGGTTCTTGCTTATGCTACTGCTCTTAGCGAATCCGCTTTTACTTTAGCGATGCAATCACAAGAAATTCGTGGTGGTATTGGGAATACATTAAAATACAACTACAAAAATACTCGTACTTTGAATATTTCATTGACAAATGTTGCATTTAGTAAATCTTTTTTGCCGTTGAATCTTGGTAAAATTAATGCAAATACTCCTATTAATATCGCTAACGAACAGTGTATTATTTTGTCCGATACAGGTACTGGTACTCTTGAGAAGGCACCGTTAGGCCCAGTTTCTTACGTTTATGCTAATGGTGCTATTGAGACTGTTCAGAATCCTACACATTCAACAGTTGTTGACCTCGGTACTTCTCATGCAAATGAAAAAATTACCGCTATTTATGATTATCAGGATACAATTGATAATCTCACCATTGATAGCTCTACTCCTCCGAGTATAGTTCGTTTAGTTATGAATGTTCAAATTAGAAGTAATGCAACTAATGGTGTTGTTGAATGGTTACAGTTAGATATTCCTTCCTTCCAGATTGATGGTAATTATGAACTTTCTATGACTGCTGATGGCGTTTCTAATGAAACTTTGACTGGTATGGCACTTTCTGTTACAGGACAACAGTGTACTGATGGTGATATTTATGGTTATATTAAATACGTTCCTGTGGCTGAAGCATCTTATTCTCTATCTGGTATTGCCGCAACTCCTTCTCCTCTTTCTTTGAAAGCTGGTGAAAGTGGTTCTATCAACGTCTATGGATTGAGAGGGTCTATGTATGCTCCTGCCATGATTGCAGATAAATGTACATATGAACTTGGCACTGGCTCTGACACAGATATTTCTGTTGATGAAAATGGTGTTGTTTCTGTTTCTACAGCAGCTACTGCTGGCGATTCTGGAACTGTTGTTGTTTCTTATGTATCTGGCGAAACATCTTATAGTGATACAATTATCGTTAACGTTGTTGAATAATGTGTAAATTTTTAAAAAAAGGAAACAAAGGGGAAGAAACAATTCCCCTTTGTTTTTTTACGAATAAAAAATGTCCATATGCTACATATTGTCAATATTTAAAAGATTTTAAATTACAATATAATTGGAAAAATTGTAGTTTATATTCTAACTATTGGAAAGGAAAAATAGTTATTCCTGAATCGTAGAGTGGATTTCCTTTATAATAACGGAGGATTTTATGACAATTGAAGTCATGACTTTAATAACGGGAATATCTGTATCATTAGGAATCATCTCTACAATCTTGAATTTAAGAAGAACAAATAGAGTTGATACTAAAAATACAATTATAGAAACAGCAAATTTGAATAATAAAATAGATAATGTTTTAATTGGAATTAGTGAATTAAAAGTCAAATTAAATACAATGGAAACAGACCAGAAGGATTCCAAAGAAAGAATTATTATTCTTGAACAAAAGGTCAAAACATTATCTGAAACAGTCAATAAAATGCAAGAACATATAGACATGAAATGAGGGAATGTGAAATTACTCGTTGATAACTTTCAAATTAAAGCATCTTACAAAGATGGCATTTTTTATGATAAAAAAAATGAAAAAATTGATGAATCTAAAATTCAAAAAATTATTTTAGATTTTAATGACTTCAAAGAAATTTTTCAACCAAAAGAAGAAGAAAAAAATAAAAAAAAGAAAATAAAGGATGAACAATAATAGTCTTGTTATGAGAAATAATAATTTATTATGCCCAACATGTGGACATCCATTAATTATAACAAAAATAGATGGTATGGAAACTTTATATTGTCAAAAATGTAAAGAAGAAATATATGAGGAAGACATCTATGAAAGTAGAAGAGAACAAACCTATAAAAATAATAATAGACGAAAATCTCTTGAATTCTTATTACAATAACTATTATTTTATTAAATACCCAAAAAGAAAAAAGAAACCAATAGAAAAACCAGTTTTTCCAACGTTAAACTCTTGGATGATATTAAAGAGAATGGCGATGAATAATTTAAAACAGAATTGGAAAGAGTTTGGAGAATGGATTATAAATTATTATGGGTACAAAAATTTAAACATAAAAGAGTGTTCCATTAGTTTTGAACACACTTTTAAAAATAAAAAAAGAAGAGACCCCGATAATTATATACCTAAATTTTTTTTAGATGCAATGGTTTCGAGTGGAATGATAATTGATGATTCAATGAATGTTATAAAACAATTGAATTTGATGTGTTTATATGGTAAGGAAGATAAAGTAGAGATAACTGTTTTTCCTTACCATTTTTTTTAAATAATATAAAAAGTAAAATTAAAAGAGGAAGTAAAATATGGCAAATAGTATTAATTTTCCAACATATGGTTTCGTAGATGACATTTTCGCTTTCAGTGAAGAAAATTGGCGTAAATTTTTTAAGCCTTTTGTTTATGATAGTGTACAAAGCGGACTAGAAACATCTGCTGGTAGTGGTATGACTGTAAATGTTTCCGCTGGCGAATGTCGCAGTGGCGCAGTAATGGGATTGTTAGATAATAATGTGACGCTTGATATTGCAAAAGGTCATAGTTCATATGCAAGAATTGATTCTATCGCTGTACAATATCAGTATGGTGAACCTTCAACTCTTTCTCTTGTTGTTGTTCAGGGTACTCCTGCTGCATCACCTGTTGCACCTACCTTGACTAAAAATTTTGATTCTCTGTGGCAAATGGAAATTGCACAGGTTGAAGTTCCTGCTAATGCAACCGCATCTTCACAACTCACTATTACCGACACAAGGGTGATGGTTGATATTAGTACAATTACAGAAGAAATGGCTTCTATTGAAAGGGACGTTGATGCTCTTGAATCTAATGTTCTTTCTATTACAACCAGTATTGATGCTCTGAATAGTGAAATTGATTCCATTACAACAGATGTTGCTTCTCTCAATAGTGATGTTGAAACAATTGAAGGACAAATTCTTTCCATTACTACTGATGTTGCTACTTTAAATACTGAAGTTCTGTCTATTACAACTGATATTGCTTCTATTGATGAAGAAATTGCTTCTATTACAAGTGATATTTCTTCTCTTGAATCCGAAGTTTTGTCCATTACAACTGATGTTGATAATCTTGAAAATGAGGTTCTCTCTATCACGACTGATATGAATGAAATGGCTGATGAAATTGCTTCTATCAGCTCTGATGTTGCTACTCTGAATACCGAAGTTGCTTCTATTACAAGTGATATTGATAATCTTGAAAGTGAAATTCTTTCTGCCACTACCAATATTTCGGCTATTACCACTGATATTGCTTCAATTAATACAGAAATTCTTTCTATTACAACCGATATTGCTGGTATAGATACTAAACTTGGTTCTCTTGATGATGAAATTCTTTCCATTACGACAGACATTGTTTCACTTTCTACTTCTAAACAGGATGTTCTTACTTTTGATTCAACTCCTACTGCGAGTTCAACAAATCCTGTAACATCTGGTGGTGTTAAGAGTGCTCTTGACCTTAAAGCTGACCTTGCTTCTCCTGAATTTAGTGGCGTTCCGACTGCTCCCACTGCCGCTGATGGCACAAATACCACACAAATTGCTACCACTGCATTTGTTCAGGCTGCTTTTAAAGCTAATGATGCAATGGTTTTCAAAGGTATTGTGAATTCCAATGCTGACCTTCCTGATGGTTCTACCGATGCAAAGAAATATCTCGCTGGTTGGACTTATAAAGTCGGTACTGCTGGAACTTATGTTGGACAGAAATGCGAAATTGGTGATATGATTATCGCCAACAAAGATTGGGAAGAAGGTGCTACTGCATCTGCCGATTGGGATATTATTCAGGCTAATATTGACGGTGCTGTCACTGGCCCTGCTTCTGCCACTGGCACACATGTTGCTATTTTCGATGGTAATTCTGGCAAAGTTATTGCTGATAGTGGATTTACTATTGAGAAATCTGTTCCCGCTGATGCTGAATTTACTGATACGACCTATACTGGTTCTGATGGTATTACGCTTACTGGTACAAACTTCACGAACTCTGGTGTGAGAGCTGTTGCTTCTGGTGATACTAATGGTACAATCAAAGTGAATACCAATGGTACTGAAGGTGAAGTTGCTGTTACTGGTTTGAAATCTGCTGCATATACTGAATCTTCTGATTATGCAACTGCCGACCATGTTCATGGCAATCTTAGCAATGGTGGTGCAATTACTTCTGATACTGCTGTTGCTGACGGAGATAAACTTGTTGTTACCGATGCTTCTGATTCTAATAAGATTATTCGCAGTGGTGTTGCTTTTGATGGTACTACAACTACAAAGGCCCTTACCCCTAAAGGAACATGGGAAGATTTCTCTGCACCGGATCATACACATGATGACAGGTATTATACTGAATCTGAAATTGATTCCGCTCTGGCTCTGAAGGCTAATTTGGATTCTCCTGCTTTAACTGGTACTCCTACTGCTCCTACTGCAACTAAGGGTACTGACACTACGCAGATTGCAACAACCGCTTTCGTTCAAGCTGGTCTTGCAGATAAACAGGATACTCTCACCTTTGATGATGCTCCTACTGCAAACTCTGACAACCCTGTTACTTCTGATGGCATCAAGACTGCAATTGATAATCTTGATGATTCTATTCAACATCTTATTTCTGACAATATTGAAACTTCTATGGTTGCGACAAAAGATTATGTCGCTGGCGATTTCTTGATTGTTGGTAGCTATCTCTATAAGGTAACTGCTGCTATTACTTCTGGTGGTGCAATTACTGTTGGAACTAATGTAGTGAAAACAACAATCGTAGAACAATTGATGAAGTCTAGATTCTTGAGAAGATACTAATTTTTGTATCAAGTATAAATTTTAGGCTCAATTTAATTGTAATAAATATAACCTTGCCCTTTAATGGCAAGGTTATATATTTATATAAAATAAAAGGAGAAATATGGCAACTAGTATAAATTTTCCAACTTATGGATTTATAAATGATACTCTTGCTTTAAATGAAGAAAACTGGCGTAAATTTTTTAAGCCTTTTGTTTACGATAGTGTTCAAAGTGGTTTAATTACAACCGCTGGAACTGGTATGACAGTTGATGTATCTGCTGGTGAATGTAGATGTGGTGCTGTCATGGGAATACTTGATGGTGCTATTACATTAGATGTTGACAATGGTAATACTACATATGATAGAATTGACTCCGTTGTAATTCAATATTCTTATGGTAATCCATCTACTCTTTCTGTAACCGTTAAAAAAGGTACTGCTTCAGCAAGTCCTGTAGCTCCAACATTAAGTAAAGTCTATAATACTTTATGGGAAATGGAAATTGCTCAAATTTTAGTTCCTTCTGGCGCAACTTCTTCTAGTTCTTTGACTATTACAGATAAACGTGTAATTTATGAATCTATTGAAGATGCTATTGATGATATTGTTATTTCTTCAAGCACAGAACCAACTTCACCAATGAATGAAATCTGGTTTAAAGATGAACCTGATGACGAATATACTGTTCCAACCGATGCGGAATTCACTGAATTAGAACAAGATGTTGCTGATTTAAAGAACTCAACTAATGATTTACAGAGCCAATTAAACAAAATCACAGAAAATCAAATCATCAGCTTTACTGATAAAACAGCTATAAATACAGCCGAAAACGCAACCCTCGGTAGAATAACAGATGCAGATACCAATTGTATTAAAATTCCTTGTTCACAAGGGGATGTATTTACTATTTCTGGTGAAGGTTGGGCATCATTAGCACTGTGGGCATTTTATGGACAAATAGAAGGCACAACATATCCAAGAATTAGTTGGTCAGGGACGAATGCAAAAGCAAATAATTTAATTTTAACTGCTCCACAAAACTCAGCGTTTTTTGTGATGAATGTTAAGCGTGCGCCGCAGACATATTCTGGATTTTGTTGTACTGGAACATATTTACAAGTTAGATTGAACAGCCTCGAATCTCCCGTGTCTTATGAGCGTACCGAATTCTTTTACAGAAATCATTCAGAAAATCTTTTCAATATTGATGATTATTCTATTGGTAGGCTGAAGTCTGATGGAACTATAGATGATACAGAATCGACATATTTTACTACGCATTATATTGATCTATATGGTATAAACGGGGATAAACTTGTTCCTGTGATGGGGTCATCCACTAATATTGGTGCTAGTGGTTGGGCCGCATATGATGAAACAAAAAAATTCCTTTCGGGAAGTAATTCATCATTTTCAACGCCGAGAACTATTCCAGACAGGACAAGATTCGTTCGCTTGTCTTATACACTGAGCGCAAAATTTAATTTTGCTGTTTATGTAAATAGCACAGGTGATGGGTCTGCTAACAAAATATATTTTGATAATTGGCAAATTGGACGCAACAATGTAAGCATTCAAGGATGGTATGCAGGGAAAAAAGCAGCTGCACTTGGTGACAGTATTACCGCAAATGCAAACATGAATGCAGAAGGAACTCATTCAGCGTGGAGAAAGTTTGTTGCAAACAAAATGATGTTTACAGACGAGATATATAACTGCGGAATTGGTGGAAGCAGAGTAAGCGGAACAGCGGATGACGCTATGTGGAAAGATGCAAGAATCAATGCCATTCCTATTGATTCAGATGTGGTCTTCTTCAATGGTGGCATGAACGATTGGGTTGGTAGTGTGTCTCTTGGCGATGAAGATTCTACCGACACAGCAACTTTTTATGGTGCGTTGAATACTATAGCTGAAAAACTCATTTCCAGAGTACCAAATGCAATTATTTTCTGGATGACAACGACATTTGGTATGTACCCCACTCCAACAAATTCGATTGATCTTTCAACATATGACTATGGCAGAGCAATAAAAAAGATTGCAGAAAAGCACGGATTCCCTTGCATTGACCTTCATGCGTTATGTGGGTGGAATCAATATAACGTTGGGACGTATGTAAACGAGGAAACATCTGGCGCGAACACGGTCTACATTCATCCAAACGAAAATGGTGGAAGAAAAATCACTACTGCAATTTGTTCTGTGCTTGAATCATACCAACCGTTGTAATGGACACTTTAAATCAGTTTGTTCTATTTAGAAATCAATTTTTACGATAAAAGCAAAGAATGGTGAATAAAACCATGCTTTTATTTTACCCTATATTTTTACGAGTAAATTTATCCTATAATATATGAAAAATATATTATAGGATAACTGTTTTATAGACATCATTTTGTTGTTAAATAAGGTGTTTTTGTTCAACTTTAATTTAGAATAATTATTTTAGGTTAAAGTTTTATTTTAAATATAAGGAGTTTAGATTATGCCAATAACAATAAAAACGGCAAATATGAAATATAAAAACTCTGAAGGCGAGTATGTTGGCGTAAACGCAATTAGTGATAATACAACTGCGGAACAACTTGCTCGTATTGAAGATAAAGGCGATGAAGTAATTGCGAGTATTCCTTCTGATTATACTGCTTTGGAAACACAAGTAAATAATATCGAAGGGATGATTGCTTCTGAATTTAATACAAGTACAGCCTATGCAATAGGCGATTTAGTCATTTATAATGACCATTATTATCGTTTTAAAACAGCGCATCCCGCTGGTGCGTGGAATGCTTCTCATGTAGATCAAACCACAGTTAGTGGTGAAATTATTAGCAACGTTACTGATTTAAAGAACTCAATAACTGCTATTGAACCATACATAAATCCTGAATACACATCGTTTTTTGATTGCGTAAATTTAATTAATGGATGGAATAATAAAATATACCATTACAAACTTTCGTCAAATGCTGTTGCTGTCGATTTAACCAAATCAAGTATTATTGTAAATGTAAAACCAAGCACAACATATTTCTTCTACGCACCTAACATGGATTTAAGTGGATATTATGTCTTCAACAAAGATACCGTTGATGTTGGAGATACACCAACAGAAACATTGATCACAAATACTCCTTTTACATATAATAATGGTAATGTTAAGAGATTTACGACAGCTTCTGATACCAAATCAATTATGATTCTTTTTTATAATGGAGATTATCCAGAAAGCGACGTAAAGAATATTCGTCTTGTTGAAGTATGGTACGATACTTTTACCCCGAAGATTAAAAGCCAATTATTGCCAGATATGAGCATCAGGGAAATTGAACCGAAGTATACGAACTTTTTCAATGATGTAAATTATTTCAATGCATCAAAGGCGATATATTATGATAATACGTTTCTTTCCACACAAGGGTATGTGTCAATAATGGAAAACACGAATAGTCTTTGCGTAGAAGTAAATCCGAATACAACATATTATTTCCATGCGGGATATATGAATCGTAATATTGTTGCCGGAAATGAAAATAATTCTTTCGTAAAAGGTTCACATTATGAACTTCTTACAACTTCACATACAGCAGATTATATTAGCTTTACAACAAGCAGTACAACAAGATACGCTTTTATATATTTCTATAACGGAACATATAATTACGCAACAGATAAAGCTAATATCACTCTGAATGCAGAGAGATATGCAGATGGCAACGCTCCGAAAATAAAAGATGCATATATACCGGAGCCTGATTCAGTAAAATCACTAAAAGAAGGATTTTCTCGTATTGACCATCCTTGCGATAATATAGTGGCAGAACTAATATATAATCAAGATGGCAGATACAATACTGATAACACTTATACATCAAACGCAGATTCTTGGACTAAATGGGGATATACGGATATGATCCCGTGCGAAGAAGGGAGAACCTATTATATAAATCTTAATGTGGGATTGTATCTAAATTTTTATAATACAAATAAAGAATTTATAAGTGGATATGACGCCAAATGGAAAGAAGCCCCTGTTGGTGCAAAATATATTCGGATATCTTGCCCTCAAAATTATCAACCTGAGACTCGTCTTACAGTTGATACATTCTACAGAAACTATCTTGATTACAAAGTAGATATTGACGGTAAAACAGAAAAAGGGAAAGAAGATATTGTAATTACAGAATTTTCCCATCCAACATATACACCGATAACTTACAATCCGCAGACAGCAATAAAGCTAAAAGTCGGAACTTTTAATATCGGACATTTCAATTATGGTTCTTCCGACTACTTTGGAATCAGAACCAATGAATACGATGTTAAGCTACATAATTGGCGAGAGTTTTTCTGTAAGATGCAGTTTGACATTTTTAATATTAATGAATATGTCCCATATATTGATTATCTTGCAATAGCAGATCAATTAACAGGAACAAAACTTACAACATCATATGTTTTGAAACCTCAATTTATGTATTTTGATAGCACTATGGATACTGCAAGAAAAGATGCGGTTCTTACAAGTAAGTATCCAATATCAGACGCATCAGAATATATATTACAAGGCACTGCTGGAAAAACAACAGGATATTGTAAATACCATAAAGTAACAATTGATGAAAATCATATTATTGGTGTCTATGGCATACAAATGCCATATAGATCGGCTTCTGGTCAGGCAGAAGATTCTGAAGAATCCATAGCAAACAGAGAAGCAATCCTCGATTCGCTTTCTACGGTAATTGCTAACCATAATGATACTTATAAAATTATTATGGGAGATATGAATACAGCTTCGGATGACGATTTTCCGAATCTCTTGTCTTTCTGTTCTAATAATAATCTTGTACCATGTAATGGCGGTTTCCTTGATTGGATGAGAACATACAACAACCATAATATTTGTGTAGATAATATTCTTGTTTCCAATAATATACATATATGTGATTTTAATTCGCATATCGAATGGTATTATGGTTTGTCATCGGATCATTTGGCGGTGTCAGCAGAAATTATATTGCCCTAAAGGACACTTTAAATCAGAAAAATGTCATTAAATACACATAAATAACAGTAAAAACGTTTTTTAAATACAAAAAAATGACAAAAAATTGATTTATTTAAGTGAAAAAATATTAAAAAATATAGAAATA